GCACCAGCACCGACCAATACAGATATTAAACCTGACTGTTCTAGTGTTGGGTCTGCTAAGTCCATAAACCAAAATGTTGCGTAGTAAAGAAGATACATGTATATACCTAAGAATGCTCTTGGTATAATTCTCCATGCATCAATTGTTTTTGCAGCGAAAATCCATTTCTGCCATGGATTCTTTCTGTCTTCGTTTGTCAATTCAAAAATTTCTTGTTTAAGTTCGCCAATCTCTGATACCATTGCCATGAACTTCTTCAAGTCTATTTCAACCTCGTTACGACTCATGTCCCCCGAGAATTTATCTATATCGCTCATTAGTGTGTCCTCTAATTTAGTTAGTTATTTATCTTGACGTAATTTTTCCTCTTCTAAATGATTGATGAGAAGTTTAGTGTATATCTCTCTTTCCCAAGGTATCATGTTTTCTAATTCCGTCAATGAGTATTTATGATGTTGCATCAACTGAAAGTTAGTTTGATAGTAATTAATTATACTTTCATGAGAAAGAGCCACTAAAAAAAAGCTTGGATTCCCTCTAATATCATTGTCTGTTTTTCATCTGTTCCACAAACAGGACAAGTATATTCACACTCTGCTCTTAGAACAGGCATGTCTTCAAAGAATTCAGTTATCTTTTCTAACTGCTCAAGGGTAAGACTATCTACAAATTCCCTGATTTCTCTATCAGGTGTTTCAGACATCTCAAAGACTGACTCAGAATTGAACACTTGTAACATACACTTAGTCATCATTTCTAGTGTGTCAATTGCATCGACACTAGATAAAGATAACTCTGTTGCATCTTTAACAGTGGGATGTTTTAATACAATACCCATATCTTCTGTCAACATAACTCTATTATCTACACTTTGTGCAGTGTCTATCATTACTTTTTCAAGATTAAGTACATGTTCTATAGGAGCATGTTCAGAATTCTTTTGACATGGGAATGAAAGTTTAACAGTTTCACCAACTGACTTTCCTCTAACCTTTAAGAAAAGGTATTCAATATCATAAGTTGGTAGACTCATGTAGTCCAATTCAGTAGATACCACGTCCTTTAAAAGATTAATTATCCCATCTAATGATGCAGCTTCTTCGTCATCATCCTTAATCATAAGAAGATTTCGTTGTTCTTTAACTAGGAATGGTCTGTATTCAATCTCAAGTCCATTACTTGGTAGGTTAGTTTTATACTTGGGAGCCGATTGTATCGGTAATGCCATAATATTTCTCCATATTTTAATCGAAGATACTTGAAATCCTATTCAACCTATCATCGTATTTTTTCAATTTATCGTCTAAACTTTTAAGTTTGTTTCCAAACCTTCCAGCGACTTTTCCAGTTTCAAGGAGACCATCTAATATTCTCCTACCTTTATTTAGTAAGGATAATTTAGGTGCATCTACATACTCAGTTGAAAATGTTTCAAATGACCAATTAACTTCAAACTTCATTATCTCGTCTCTTGAAGCAGTACCATGTTGCATCTGACCAAATGATATTGGGAATGCATTATGGAGTGTAGTTTTCATTGCATCCTTACCATCCTTTCTCATAGATATTATTTCTACTGTACCAACATACTCATCTTGATATGCAAAGGTAGGTCTAAGACTACTACCTGTATCCTCGTGATAATTACCAAAGGGTGCAGTAAAGATATAGGACTGCCATGCATCTATTATAAATCTATCTGCAAAGTGTACATCACATAAAAATGTCATAGGAATTCTTTGACCATCCATTGTTATGTTATTAGGAATGTTCCTAACAGGCCCGTACGCAGACCATTGAGATGACTCTAATTCTCTAGAAGGCATAGTTGCACTCTCACATCTCCATCCTTCGATACTTAAACCTAGGTTAGGACAAAAGATATTAACCATGAATAAGTTTGACCTAGCACCAACATCAAAGTTGTACTTCAATTTATCTATCTGAAGATTTTCATCTCCCGATTTAAGACCAATTAATCTATCTAATATGCTCATATGATTTTTTCTCTAGTTTCCCTGTAAACTGTGTTAGTATTTATACTTCCTTTCTCACTTGTAAACTTAGAAAGTGGTAATAAAGGAACAAAGTCCCATTGACTTGGTTCCACTTTAACTATCTTAGAGTCCAAGTGTTCAAATAGATATTGTTTAATACATGGTTTTGCAACTCTTAGATTGGATGCTGTTGCAAGTGATTGGTATCTCAATCCTAACCTAACAGAATCATCTGCAACACTCTCATCATCATAGTCATTAGAGTATGCATATAAGTTCTCTAGTAGTCCTACTCTAAGTCTAGGGTGTAGATAGTGTAAGTTAAGTCCTAGGAACCCAGTCTTGTATCTCTCTAACATAAAGATTAGAGGGAACCTGTCGTAATAGGGAAGGGTATCTTTGTGTTTTGCATCATACATAAACATGTACATCTCTCCTACTATCATTTCTGTAGGTATGATATCTTGACCTGCTTGGTTTAAAACCTTATCGGGTTTTGCATATGACTTGATTGTCTTGAGGTTTGATTTAAACCAGTCTAAGGACTCCTTCTGTCTTTCTTGGAGTTCTACGGGTTTAAGTAATTCTATTTCTTTGAAGGTGAGTCGAGACATACTACTATTTATAGTATTGGGTCTGACTTCTTCCTATTATATTTTGTTTTGTCCGAATGGACTTTTGATGCACCATGACTTGGTGTTTCTTTTCTTACCTTAACTACAGGTTTCTTTTTGCCGAATGCAAGTTCCCATCCATCAGCATAGGCTTCTTCGTTTGAGTTCCTTCTCTTAGAACCCTTTCCACCATGCCAATTACTCATTATCTTATCTTTCTATAGTTTGCGTTATTACGTCTTTTAAGGTCTAACTTTTTCTTTCTCTTTAAATCTTGGTTCTTCTGATTCTTAGTATCGTTAGGTTTCTCGTGATACTTTCTATCTCTAACCTCTTGTACGATACCTGCGTTATCACATTCTTTTTTAAATCTACGAAGAAGTTTGTCGAATGGTTCTTCCATTCTATTCTTCGGATTCAATCTTGGTTTAACACTTGGCATATTTATTTTCCTAAAAAATGTGAAGTCACCCCACGCTTTACAGCAACCCGTTCTTCACCGACCAATCCGCTATCTGCTATTGACCTTTCCCTTACTGAATACCCCCAATCTTTTTCCACGGCCTCAGTTCGTAGTCGTCTTATTTTCAAGGACACATTTTGAATAAACACGACTACCCCATTGTAAGAAGATTAGCTGTCTTGAGCTAACTTCTTAAAGTAATCCATCGCATCGTCTTCCTCTACTTGTGGTGAGGTTGCTTCTGCTGATGAGATTACAGGTTCTTCTGCAACAGTTTCAGTGTTCACATTAGACCATGGCACTTCTTCCATATCTTCTGCAACTGACTCTGCTGTAGAGTTACTTACTGAACCTTGTAAACCTAATACTCTATCGAGTTTCTCTTTGAGTTCCTCGTAAGATTTAAATTCACTTGGTGCAATAATACCACTTAGACTATGGACACTCTTATATATGTCGTTTAGTCTATTTTCATCAGTAAATAATGGTGCAGCTGAATCAAATTCAGATTTATCATAATTCCAGTAACCATCAACCTTACGGATTTTGATTTTGAAATTAGCACCTTCATCTCTTAAGTCAAAAGGATTGATTGCTTTCTCATCTTCAAACGCTGGTGAGATTGCTTCCTTAAGTGCTTCAAAGATTTTTTTACCAAATCTATATTTGAATACTTTACCTTCGTTGTCGGGATTTTTAGGGTCTGAAACAACATAGACATTAGACACATAATGTAAACGTCTTTTCTGTTTACGTGCAATCTCTTTGTTTGCTTCAATACCTGTATTCCACAACTGGGTATTATATTCACTGACAGGGTCTTGTTTATTAAGAGTCGTTAAAGACTTCTCAATATACCAACCACCTGGCCCTTGGAATCCATGGTCGAAGTATGATACCCAAGGCATCTCTTCTCCATCGGGAGTCGGCAAGAAACGAACTACTGCATAACCATTACCACTCTTATCAAGTTCGGGTTTCCACATAGTATCGTCATTGTAGGATTTTTTTGCACCATCAGATGGTGAAGCTGTTTCCATTGCAGCTCTTAGTTTATCTAAACTACTTGACATTGTATTCTCCTATTTTATTACAATTATATCGCATTTTATTACAATTTTATAAAGATACTTCAGATGGGTGACCCACCCCAAGTATCCACTTTTCACTATTCTCATAGTTAAGTACATTATAGTCTATCTTCACTAACCCGTCAAGGGGTTTTTTCCAATAAACATTAATGTTTTCATACTCTCGTAAGAGAGCAAGAAACTGTTGTTGTTGAGTTTGAAAGACTCTATCGTCTTCTGTATAATCAACTTTGTATTTATATAGGCCTGACTCACTAAATACATTACTGGGGTCATTATATTCAAGTGCATCGAATCCTATTAAACATATATCTTTATATCCGTTTTCGATTGCATATCCTAATGCACTCATTCCACCAAATAGGTTCTTGAGTTTAGGATTATTATACATAACTATGTTATTCCCATAGTCCCCATTAATACCTATAAAGAAACATTCCTTTCCATCATAACTTCCTTGGACTGAAAACTCTGTATCTCCGTCCTTCCTAATCTCGTGGAATTTTTCATATTCCCCAATACCCATCTTCATCATATCCCACATTTCAATCGGGACAGTATCGAACTCGGCAAATGCAACTTTGTTAGTCTTGTAGTATTCTTGTTCTACAATTCCTGCTTGGACTTCTATATCAATTGCAAACAATAAGTCGGGTTTAACAGTGTTAAGTGACACTGCATTAAAACCCCACCACTCTTTATCTTTGTATTCTTCCCAATCTATATTTTTCTGACTTGGGCCGTTACCTATTAAGTAGAGCATATTTCGATTAGTTTCTTCTTGTATTTCTTTTGGTCGTATGTTATAAACGACTTGTATTTGTTAATCTTTATGTGTAGGTCGGGATACACTACCTTCTCTGTTATAAGTGTTTCCCAATCCTTAGTGAAACCTATTATCTCATCCATGATGCAGATGGTTTCTAAACTTGTTTGTTTACTCATATATGATTTAAGTAAACGAGGGTGTTGACCATTGACCACTTTAAGTTGAGTATCTATCTTATACTTTCTCATTAAGTCTGATACTTCTGTTTCAAACATATATCCAAGTTTCTGATTCCTCTTCTTCCATTCCTTATATCTCTTATCACACTCTTTGTCTAATAAGTCACCTGCCCAATAATCTTTAAAGGATAGGTTTGCAATGTAGAAGTCTTGCAGTTCTTGTTTATATGTTCGGAACAATTTACCAAAGTGATATTTGTCTTTACGTTTTAAGAAGGAATTGATATCTGACTTTACCTTTCCGTTGTACTTAACGAAATCATAATCCTTGGAATAGAAGTGTAACTTTATCCCAAGGTATAATGTGTAAGCATCGTATCCTTCTCTAGAAGTCATTAAGTAATAATCTTCTTCTCTGCTGGTACATCAATCAAAGGTGCATCTTTTTCACCTGTTGATATTGCATGTGCCTCAACGACCTTATCGTTGGATGGAACTACGAACACTACATTGTGGAATGTTGCAATAGGTGGATTCTCCACCCCAGTTGCAGCGATACCTTTTGCAAAACCCATTGACCCATCTTGTGGGTTGGATAGAATCATCCTAGGGTTCTCAATCGTAATTGCACTATCTTCTTGAGAGAGTAGTTTTCCAACATACTCTCCACTAATTGTAACTACTGTTACTACGTCACCTGTTTGCATTATTTCTCCGTTACTGCAAAGAATCCTTTTAGGGAACTCTGCGAATGATTACCTCTATTTACCATATTGAGTCCAGTTGCTTCTGCTTCTAGTTTCTCTTTTAGAGGTTGAGATAATAACCTCTTTGCTGACTCGGGTTCGATGTTATTCATTTCACATACTTTTACACATGCATCCATAACTTCCGTCCCTCTCATAATCAATTTTTCAACTTGTTCAGTGAATTCTTTACGTGATATCATCGGTACAGTGCCTCTCCGTCTTTGATAAACGAATGTGTAACTTCTGTAAAACCTTTTCTATCTGAAATCCAATCCTCTTCATCATCAAATGTTTCTGAATACTCGATGAGTTCTCTAATAGCATCATCAACATGATAACCATTGAGGTGTGCATAGTGTGGGTCAATTACGTTTTCTATTTCAAACCCAACTTCAACTTCTCCATCCTCGATGAACTCTTCAATCATGGTATCACATATACCTAAAACTTCTAGTGCTTCTGCACTGATTCTCTTTTCTTTTATTAATGAAACATGATGTCCTTCATGCACTCTTATTCTGATATCTTCCATTCTATACTCCGTATATATTTTTATATCTGACTCGTAAGTCGTTTAACTCATCTACATAGTCCCTAGGGTCTGCTGTAAATATTTGAAAGGCATTGTGTCCTTCCACCGCTACTAATGCAGTAATCTCTTCGATTGCCTGTCCCGTAAGTTCTTCTACCATAATTGCATATGCAGTCATTTGTATATACCATGGTTTTGCCATGTATTCTTCTTTATACTTTGCACTGGTTTTAAAATCTATAATACTTAACTGGTCATCGAATATTCCAACACAATCGACACGACCAGCCATTTGTAATACGTTTGAATAGAGAGGTGCTTCAATTGCAATCGGTATGACCTCGTCTAATACTGGTTGCATTGCCTTAAACATACCTTCCTGTAAAACGTTATCAAACTCTATAAACTCTTTTTCTTTTCTTAAATAATCTTCTACTAAGTTATGGAAGGTAGTTCCACGTTTAGTTGCTTGTGCAGTAATCTTGTTTGCAGTCTCTTCACCTACACGTTTTCTCCATAGTTTGATATGGTCACGTGACAGTAGACCAGTTACACTCGTGACACTTGGGTAGTAAAAACTTTCGTCTGTATCCGTATAGTATCTCTTACCATCTTTGTTAGTTGTTTTTAAGTCTAGATGTTCAAGTTCATGTAACTCTACTAAGTTGGTTTTTAATTTCATAGTTCTATTTTACTTCTTTCTTGACTGAATGTCTAGGTGTTTTTTGACTATTTCTTTAGTCTTTACTTCTTTGACCCCACGTTGTCTATGTCTGTCCATAGGTGAGCCTGGGTTTGCAGAAGAAATTTTATTGAGGACATCTTTGAATCCACCATCGGGTTTTACCCTGTCACCATGTCCACCAACAATACCTGGCGTTCCAAGTATAACTTGTTTGAGGTGTGGGTTATCTTCTTTAAATTGGTCGAGTTTGGTATAGGACATGTTATGTTCTTCAACTTCACCTGTCTCATTATTTAAAAAATCATATAAGGGCATCATGCTACCATAAATTGTGGGACTGGTCTATCAGTCCATCTTGCAAAGTCTTTCTTGTAGACTGCATAGTATTTATGGTATGCATTTAAGACACTTTCACACTTAACATCATCAGGCATACACTGGGGTGGTACTTTCCACTGACCCAATGTAATGTTGTTTGGTATTTCATTGAGTACATCTCTGAGTTTTTCATCAGTCATATGTACACGACCATAACGATAAGTGTATTCGTCACATAGTGCAACAAACATATCATACATGTATTGGTATTGAATTGCATTCTCACGAACCCATATTGCACTTGGGTGTTTGATGTGAGATGCTTTGTATAAAACATTTTCTTTGACAGAGTCTTGCATTTTCCATCGTCTGATATTTCTACCTAGTTTAGTTTTACCTTGATATTCTGTACCATCTAAGATACGATGTGCAGTAGACAATAGTTGTGCATACTCAATGACCATTTTGACTACATGTTTGTCACAATGCAACTTTGCAGATTTGACTGGGTCGTCATGTAAATAAAATATATTCATAGTTGTTTAATCTCCAATAAGAACTCTTCGACATTCTTCCATGTCAAGTGTCCGATAACATCTTCGGTTATACCACTAGTATAACATATTTCACCAGTCTTGTCCATAGAGTAATCTAAAACTGCAAGTTCCCATAACCCACTCTTACCACCATAACTAAAATCGTGTTTGACTACACTTGCACCATAGTTATTTGGAAACTGATAGACGTGTTGCACTCCATCGTTAACATAATTTGTTTCTGTTTGATATTGATTCATTTGTAAAATATATGGTCGTTAATAATTACAGTCTCATTCAATGAGTCTGCCCAATAAGGGTGAACTGTATTTGCATGATAGTGGGTTGCACCTTCAGTGATATCTCCGTATCCACCTTGCACTACGTTCCTTGCAATGTTGAGTGAAGATAACCACGTTGGACTATCCACTGGGTCGTCTGACTTACCATCACAAAACCAACTGAACTGACACATGTTTAACACTGGAACACTTGAACCTTTCCAGTTAGTTCTCCACTTTGCATCGTATATAACATCACATGCAGTAGATGGATAGTTAGGATGTGCCATTCTATTCTGAACTACTTGTGCAACTGCAATCTTACCTGCTAGAGGTTGGTTACCACTCTCAAAGTAAATGTTCTGTGCCATACAATAAATCTCATTGTTTGCATCTGAAGCTTCAACCTTCATTACCATTGCACCACATAGGAAACCTAGGAATGCACCTAGTGTAAAACTTATATATCTCATCTTCATGATTTGTACTCTGTCCATGCTTTAAATATTGTTTGTGCTTGTTCTTTAGAGAACCCAAATGTATCTTGTAACCACCTAGGAGCTCCGAACATATTAATCTCACCACTTTCCTGTAGTAAATCTAATTCGGGGAACCACTCTGCTGGTTCAAATGGAATTTGATTTTGATTTAATCCTTCGTACATATTAACACCCACTCGTCATGTGTGCATATGCATCGGGACAATCTTTAACCCCACACATACATGTATCTTCAAACATGTCACCTTGAAAAGGATTCATGTCTTGTGCATTGGTTGTTCCATAAGTTGCAAGATTGATAACATCATCTGCTGATAACTTACCCTCAGTACATTGTGCAATTAGTTTTGCACTTTCATAATTAAGCTGCATATCTTTCTCCGTTGTGGTTTTCACCATTTCTATTAAAGTTGTCAACAATCATGTCAACAACATCTGTTGCATTGTAAGAAGTTCCACCAATATTCCATTGACATTCTTCTAGAGGGACATACCCATACTTCCATGCATAGATAGTGACTGTTTCATATTCCCAGTCGTCATAATCAATCTCGTCAACATTGTTTGCATCATAATACTTTGCATCAATGACCCACTCACATGACACTTTGTCATATGGGTCTGCACTAGTAAACGTTGGAGGCCCCAACACTGTGACTAACCTATCGTAGGTTGTGAATTTATATCCCTTAAGGGAAGTCCCACCCGAACACATATCGGGGGAACAAACTTCGTAATCTTTAATTATCATAACTTTCTCCTATCTTAAATAATCGGGGCCGTATTTTCTCATACCAGTAATTTGGTATCCATCGAAAAGGTTTCCCCTTGGTGCATTCAACGCTGGTGTATTCCAACCAGCAGACATTAATACGTCACCACATTTGAATGTGATTCCACTTGATTTAGTCCAATCTGCTTTGTTAATGAAACCCCAAACTGAACGTTGGTTTCCACTGTTCATAATGACTTTGATATATTTACGAGACACTTTATACTCATAAGAATACTCGGTAAGAGTTGGGTATTGTCTCAAGTGTTCCTCAGTTAAGTCTGCAACCAGTTTGTCACATAGTTGTGATAACTCTTGTTCGGTATTAACCTCGTTTACTAATTCTGAAAGTTTCATATTATCTCCTTGTTTTTTCATTATATACATAGTATAACAAAAAGTGACACCCATTGTCAAGTTTTTTCTTATTCATATCCAAAGTTTTTTTGTTGTTCTGCAAGACGTTCTAGGGTTGAAGGTGACATATTACGACCAAGTGTTATATTACAATCTTGACAATACCAACCTTCAAATGCACCCGTTTCATGATTGTGATTTAAACAAAACACACCATTCTTTTTATATTTGTTGGTAATACCTCTAATCTCTTTTTCATTTTTCAAACAGCCTGGGCAAGTGTAATTACTGGGTAGTGGGTGTTCTTTCCTTAATTCTCTAATAACTCTATTCTGTTCTAGTTTACACTTTTTACACTCATTTCTACGTTGACCTTGATTATCTCCATCTGTATCTTTGTATGAGTATTCCTTACCTATACGTAAACCAAAATCTTCAATAGGTAATACTTCTTCACATACAGAACAAGTTTTAGTAATCTCTACTTCTTCTACCCCAAATACTGTATTACGTATTAGTTTCACTTATCTTTCTTTTCCCATGGGAAAGGTTTGTTGATGTGTAATCCTACAAATACCATACTAAGCATAATGATACATAGTAAGGTTCCACCTAAAAATCCAATTTCCATATTATCCCCCTTTAAATTTCGATAGGAATAGAAGGGTGGTCTATACCATACTCATCTAAGTAAGTATAAACTGCTTCTGTTTCCATATCAGTTAAGTCTGAGAAAGATTTAAAACTAGTCCATGTAGTTCCAATAGTGACCAGTTTATTTCCAGCAGTCACAGCTGCATTCCATAACTCATCATTCTTAGGGAATAGTTCATTCTTCTCTGCAAGTGTTATGAGATTTCTACCCATACGCACAATCTTATCTTCGTTTCTAGTATAGATTGACATATTAACACCCACTCGTCATGTGTGCATATGCATCGGGACAATTCATTTCACCACACATACACATATTACCTTCTTCGATTGGTTCGGGTGCAAAGTCCATGGGGTTAGTTGTTCCATACATTGCAAGGTTAATTACATCTTCTGCAGTGTATTTACCCATTGTTTGTTTTGCGATTAGTTTTGCATGTTCTATATTCATAGTGTTTCTCCTTAATTTTCTATACTACTAGTATACTAAAAAAAAGGGGTCATAGTCAACCCCTTTTTCTTTTATGGATTATTTTTAAAAAACTCTTCCCATGTTTCTAATGATTGAACACTCTCGAAAGGAATTTCACCATTAGATAATTCTTCAATTAACAGAGAAGGATTATAGAACCCCTCAATATTACATTGATTGGTTTTTACTGGATTACTAAAAACCTTCTCTTGTAATAAAGATTCGACTTCTCTTTTATCTTTCATGAGAGAATTGAAAATCTTTCTACAAAAACCAACTTCATTTATAGGGTCGGGAATACCAAAAGTTAATATCATGTTATAAATTATTTTACTAGGGTCTCCCGCACCTTGAACTAAAGGCTTGTTGTTTTCAAAATCCCAAAGTTCTTTTGAGTTTCTATGTGCAATTGCAAAACCACCTAAGACTTTGTCATAATTTCCTTTATAAGATAACCATTTAGAATACTTTGAATCTTCATATTCACCAGCATTTTTAGGGTCATTTCTGAGTCGTTCTAAACAATCTGCACCACTTACAATTGACTGTAGTCTTGTTGTATTAGTTTTCTGTTCCTCTAACTCATTAATTAATTTTGCAATTAGAGCAACTCTACCACTATATCTTCCATTAGAAACAAAGTTAATTTTATCCCTACATTCTTTTCGGAACTTTTCTAAGTCTTTATTATTTGGATTTTTTGGTAATGCAATTTCATTTTCTTTAACACAAATTTTTAAAATTTTAATCACTGTTTCCCAATCAATAGGGTCATGTTCTAAATCCAAAGAATTAAATCTTCCACCTATCAATGCTAATTTAGCTCTATTGAAGTGTTTAGTTGTTCGGAATTTGTGAACAATTCTGTTAGTCACATTTGGGTGTTCTTTTGTTAAAACAAGGTTAGTAGTATTACCACTAAAAATATCAATGATTTCACCATCATCGGGATTTCCGTCATATAAACAAAAGATTTGTTTACCTCTTAAATCAAAATTGTTGTTAAATCTTTCTTTAAGGGTTGCATATTTTTGATTCATACCATGTCGGTAATCTTGTTCATTACCAAGCTTTTGATATACTTCATTGATAAGTTCTGATTCTTCAAGACCTGTATCTTCATAAACAATACCTAGGTCTGCAAATTGTAGAAAGAACTCGGGGTTATTTTTTTCGTTGAAGAAACTTGCATGTGTATCAAGATGTTCCTCTTTGAATTCTGATATTTTAGATAGGTCTATCAGAAACCTATTGCTATAAGTTTGCATATTAATGTTCCTCTACTACTATCTCTTATAGTAGTAAAAAATAATTATTGTCCTAAAGGCCCTTTGCACTTTAGATACATTATTATATTATAGTATATGACTCTAGAATTGTCTAGAGGGTTTTTTGAATTTCATCTAACTCTGCAATCTTCTTGTTAATAATCTCAATCCTGTTAGGCCAGTAGATGTATTCCTTATCTGAATCCTTTGCAAGATTCTCAAGGAGTGGTCTAATAAAGTTATCTAAGTTATTGATTACTTCCGTTGCAGAAGTAGTCTTTTCTATTATCTTAGTGTCAACTGACGCAAGTTCGTCAGCGTCCATTGCAGTAAAACCAAAATCGTTGTATTCTATACTCATAGTATTATTTAGTAAACCTATCCATGTCTCTAAGTGTTTCTTTATCACTCTGAACACTTTGGTAATTTGCATGTGCTTGTAGTGTCACGTCTGCAATCTCATAGTCGGGATAGGACGTAATCAGTTTGTAGATAAGTCCAGCAACATCTTGGTGTTTAACACTAGGTAGGTTCTCGTCATTAAGAAGACCCAAGTTTATTGTGGTCATTTTATATCTCTTCTTAGAGTTGTATTGATAATTGTTTGCAAGGTGGTTGAGTTGTGCTTTCTCACTTGCATACTTATAACCTTTTGATATGTTTGGTT